ACAATGCAATCCTACCTATTCAAATGAGGCAAACAAATGAACCAAAGTAGATTATTTATGATTCAAGACATAGTAGCAATGGGGTCTTGGCATCCGGATAGACTAGAGGTATTTGACACCATGAGCGATGAAGGAATCTATACCCTATGGAAAGAACTTGTAAATCTAACAATGACGGAGAAAATACCTTATGACCAGCTATATTAAAGGTTTTATTGTAATTGGACTGTTGGCAATGCTGGAAACTGCATACGCTAGTTGCACACCCACTACTATTGTGAATCCTGATGGGTCTGTAACGATTTGTCGGATATGCAACGATGGAAGGCTAATTGTATGCTATTGAAAACTCTATTAGTGCTTACGGTTGTGGTTGTATATGTGCAGTCCCTATTGTGGTTATTTGATTACCTTGGAGGGCTTTAAAATGAGATGCCAATGTTGCAATGCGTCATTAAATGACTTTGAATCGACTATGCGCCACGCTATCACTAAGCAATTTTTGGAGATGTGTAGTACCTGTATACGGACTGTCGATGCCTATATACCAGTTCAGGTTAGGAATGACCTATTGAGTGATTCAGATACAGGTAATCTTGAATCGTTAATAGACAATATTGACGATTTCGACAATGATGATTGTGATGAGGATTTAGATGAATACTGGAATGAACGCTAATATAGACCTATATAGACTCTATCGTTAAGGTTTTAATTGTTTTTAAATAACATAAAGAAACAATTTACATAGTCTATGTTGTTAAGGCATTATATCAATTTTTGAAATTGTGTCAAGTGTTTTATTTTTGTGTCTATGTATTGACTTTTGATATGTCTATACTTAGTCTTAACCTAACGGAGGTTTTTATGAATTCTATTGATGAAGCAAGGTATCACTTTATTTTGTCGGATATGGCGGATTTGGTTGATGAATATGGATATGCCAATGTAATAAACGACCTAGATGAGATGATTGCCGCTAAAGCCAATGCGATGCTTTATGAGGTGACTAATGTCTAATCTTCGGTACGAAGTGAGAGATGAGTGGGGCGGGATTGTAAGGCGGTTTTTTACCCGTGATGAAGCAGAAACATACATTGAAATGGATAAATCACTATGGATCAAAGTACTACCAAAGCCAAAAAAGTTAGACGGGTTCACAAATGCCCTAAAACGCCTTGGGAACTGTTTGTTTTAGTCGTGCTAGGGGTAGCCCTCATCTCTGCTTACGGTGGCTACAGAGCCGCTAAATGGGAACTAGAGCATACTGTTTGCGGTGGGTATCAGAAGGGTCACTCTTACTGGCACGGTTGGTTAAGTGTAAAAGATGGCGTATCACGGTGTTTTTATGTAGAATCAGCATATCCTTGGCGGGTTCGTCATGGGGTTATTTTAGTGAATGGAGAATGATATGAGAACAGCACCAAAAGGATTGACAGCAGTTTTTAAAGTTACTAAGACTTACTATGTGAGTTGCTACGGTGACACCGAAGAAGATTGCTTTATTATGGCTGAGAACTTATCGCCTACCGACATCAAAGAGGAAGATTTTGGAGATATGGAGGTAGAGCTTTCTACTGGATTTGAATATGCCAGTTTCTAACAGCAAATTCGTTAAGCACATTCCGTGCGATGCGTGTGGCAGTAGCGATGGGAACTCGCTCTATGATGATGGGCATACCTATTGTCATGTGTGCCACACACACGAATCAGGCGATGGGCAAACAACAACAATGAAGGCAGTTAAACCAATGAACAAGGATATACAATTTTATGACACTGCTATTATTACTAATATCGCTGACCGTAGTATTACTCAGGCTACTTGCCTAAGTTACGGGGTTAAGCAAGTTACTGGAAAGCATTACTACCCGTTTTATGATGCTGACGGCACTCTATCTGCGATCAAAACTAGAGATGTAGCAAACAAGCAATTTACCATTGCGGGTGACTTTAACCACGCTACTCTGTTCGGACAGCAACTGTTTGCTAAAGCAGGTCGCTACCTTACTATCTGTGAAGGCGAACTAGATGCTCTAGCGGCTTATCAGATGCAAGGTAGCAAGTACCCTTGCGTTAGTGTTAGAAACGGCGCAGCAGCCGCTTTAAAGGACTGTAAGGCACAGTATGAATGGATTGACTCATTCGAGAATATTGTCTTAGCGTTTGATGCCGATGAAGCAGGTCAAAAGGCTTCACAAGCTGTTGCTGAACTCTTTGGCGGTAAAGTGAAGGTAATGAAGCATAGGAAAGGATATAAAGATGCGTGTGATTATTTGGCACATGGTGCAGGTAAAGAATTTATTGATTGTTGGTGGGGTGCTGAGGCTTATGTCCCTGATGGAATTATTCAAGGTAATACCCTCTGGGATATGGTGTCAGCTCCTATCGAGAAAGCTGATTGTGATTATCCATACGAAGCACTCAATAAACTCACCTACGGAATCAGGAAGGGTGAGCTGGTCATGGTCACAGCCGGAAGCGGACTCGGTAAATCTCAGTTTCTTAGAGAAATTGTATGGCACATCTTATGTAAAACCAATGACAACATCGGACTTATGTTTCTTGAAGAAGGTGTACGAAAAACAGCTCGTTCGTTGATGTCCTTAGCAGTAAACAAACCAATCCATTTACCTGATGTAGAAGTAACGGCGGAGGAACTAAAAGATGCTTTTGATCGAACTTTGGGAAGTGACCGTGTTTACCTGTTTGACCATTTTGGTAGCACTTCTTTGGAAAATATTATCAATCGAGTGCGGTATATGGCGAAAGCTCTTAATTGTGGTTACATTTTCCTTGACCACATTAGCATTATCGTTAGTGGCGGTGATGCTGGTGATGAACGCAAGGCTATCGATTCCATCATGACTAAGTTGCGTATGCTGGTGCAGGAAACAGGAATTAGCCTGATCTGTGTCAGTCATCTGAAAAGACCTGAAAGCCGTGGACACGAAGAAGGGGCAGCAACATCGCTATCACAGCTTAGGGGTTCCGGTGCGATTGCCCAGTTATCCGATATGGTGATTGGACTCGAGCGTAACGGTCAAGCAGAAGATATGATTGAGCGCAATACCACATCTGTACGGGTTCTCAAGAACCGACATTCGGGCTTTACTGGACCTGCTGGCAATATTCTTTACAACGGCAAAACAGGCAGGATGCTTGAGATTGTGGATACTCTTTAAAATAGTTCTTGACATGGCGTGTTTTTTAGTATATAATGGTGTTTTAAGGAGGATTTATGGTTTCTAAAGAACAAAGACACGCTTACAATCAGGCTTATTATGCTAAAAACAAAGAAAAAGTCAAACAACAAGCAACAGAGTACTATCACGAAAACAAGGATAAGGTTTTAACTAATGTTCGTGCGTATCGAGATAAAAACAGAGAGCTGATTCAAGAAAAAGGACGAGAGTATTACCGCAGAAAGCCAGTAAACAGGATGTTAAACAGAGCAAGAGCAAGGGCGAAAAAGTATGGATGGGATTTCAATATTGAGGAATCAGATATTGTTATACCGACTCATTGTCCCTTGCTTGGTATTGAGTTGTATATTGCCGAAGGAAGAAAAACTGTTAAAGACAATTCTGCTAGTTTAGACCGAATAGACCCAACAAAAGGATATGTGAAAGGAAACATCTTGGTAATTTCAAATAAAGCGAACACAATGAAAAGCAATGCCACGCCACAAGAATTGTTAAAACTTGCTACCAATCTTATTAAGTACATCACTGGAGAATGTAAATGACTGGAAACTGTGGTGCATTGTTGTATAATGGCAAAACTGGACGAATGTTAGAAATAAAGGACACACTATGAACAACGACTTAGTAGAAAAAGCACGGCAGTATGCCAAGACAGACGAATACTCTGTTACTCGTAACTACATAAATGCCTTGTGCTTGGAGATTGACCGATTGCGTACCCTTAATCGGGATGTCTTTGGTCGTATTCAAGATAACCGTGATGTCTATGCTGATGCAGAGCGTTATCGCTGGCTCAAGAGCGCATCATGGGATGTCGATCCTAAGATTGTTGCACCATCGGTGATTGCTTGTAATGGTGATATGTCGGAATGGCGTTGGATGATTGGTGAGGAAATTGATGCTGCTGTGGACAAGTTTATTGCGGAGGGAAAATGACTAAATACCCTTTAAGCGCAGAAGACTATGAGATGACTTGTCAAGAGATTGCTGACAAAATGGGTGTGTCTGTTTGTACGATTGAGTCGATACAACAAAGAGCCATCATTAAGTTGCGTAAACGCTGTCAAGAGCGTGGTATTACGTTTACTGATCTTGTGGAGAACTTAAGTCAATGAGTTTTACAATCTATGAACCCAGTGGCACAATGTTTATTCAATGGTTCTTTAATATGGATGAACTTATTAAATCAATGTTAAAAAACCCTAACAATGTATATCATAGGAATGAATCATGAGCAAGAATGTGAAAGTTGATGGATTTGTGTGGATTGCGGAGAATGGCGCAGTGGATTACGGATTCTTCTTTGGTGATGCCGATGAACCTGTGCAGTTCACTACTACGCTCAAGAAACTTATCAGGGATACACTTGAAGCGTACAAGGTCCTTGGCACAGACGTTATAGCGCATTATCATGTCGAAGACTGTGAGCAACTTGTAAAAGCTCTGCAAAATGCACAGTATATGATTCAACACGAACTGAAAAGGATTGAAAAAAATGACTAAACCTATGGCACGAATTGGAAACAGAATAGTTAATCTAAACAATGTTACCTACATTATTGACCGTACCGTTCACTTCAATGACGGGACAACATGGGTTGCACTTGAGCCGGAACTGCAGGAACTGTTTGAAGCTATGTTTGAAACTGCAAGGGCTGCACCTGAGCCCGTTACAGCTAAGCAAGAACCTAAAAAGAAAGTGACTAAGAAGTAATGAAATGGAGCGGCACTATCCTCTGTCTGATTGGTATTGGCTTGACTAGCTTAAACATCTTTCCATTAAACTTGTGGTTCGGGTTTATTGGTAGTGGCTTATGGGCTTGGTCAGGAATACAACAGAAGGATTATGCTTTGTTCACAGTAGAAGCAGTTGCAGTAGCGATGTACTTAGGGGGCTTGATTAAATTATGCGTATAGTACTCGACATAGAGACCAATAGCACCCACGATAAGATTTGGTGTGTTGTGTGTCGTGACATTGACAAAGACGTTGTCTCTACGTTTGTGCAACCAGCCACACTGCAAGACTTTATTAACAACTGCGAAAGCATTGTTACGCATAACGGTATCTTCTTTGATTTCCATGTATTAAAGAAGGTTTGGGGAATCACGGTAAAGAAGTCACAGATAATAGATACGCTGGTGTTATCTCGTTTGTATAACCCTAGCATAGAAGATGGACACTCGCTAGAGGCTTGGGGCGAGCGTTTAGGACACTACAAAGCACCGTATAAAAAAATATGGTCTTGGCTTACTGAAAAACCTTTAATTGTTGAAGACGAAAAAGGTAAGAAAAAAGACCAAAGTAACTTAGCGTTTGATGAACCTGTTATGTCAGCGCTATTGTGGTACTGTGTTCAAGACACAAAAGTAACAGCAGAACTTTATAAACACTTAACTAAGGAAATGCAAAATGACTTCTCAAAAGAAAGCATCGACCTCGAACACCAAGTCGCAATCATCATCGCCGAGCAAGAGCGAAACGGCTTTAAACTCAATCAGGCATCAGCTTTATCTCTCTTGGCTGAACTTAAAACTAAGCTGGATATTATTCAAGTTGAAATGGAAACCCTCTTTCCGCCAGTCGTCATCAGTGGCAGAACACATGGCACAAGTGGGAAGCCGCTCAACGACATCGTCACGCCGTTCAACCCCGGTAGCAGACAGCAAATTGCTAAAAGACTTCAAGAAAAGGGTTGGAAACCCAAAAAGCGTACCGAAAAAGGTAGCGTCATCGTCGACGAAGAAGTCCTCGCCAGTCTCGACTACCCCGAAGCGAAAACCCTCGCAGAGTACATGATGCTGCAAAAGCGGATAGCACAGATTACATCGTGGCTAGACGCAGTCGGTAAAGACGGAAGGGTTCATGGTCGTGTCATTACTAATGGCGCTGTCACAGGTCGTATGACACACATGAGTCCTAACATGGCGCAAGTGCCTAACAGTGGCAGCCCCTACGGACACGAGTGTAGGGATTTATGGACAGTCGAGAAAGGATATAAGTTAGTCGGCATCGACGCAAGCGGATTAGAATTGCGTATGTTGGCTCACTATATGAACGATAATGCTTATACGAATGAGGTTGTATCAGGCGATATACACACAGCGAATCAAACCGCTGCTGGGTTGCAAACGAGGAATCAAGCTAAGACGTTTATCTATGCCTTCCTTTATGGCGCAGGAAGTGCCAAAATCGGGTCGGTTGTTGGAGGCAGTGCGAAAGAAGGACAAAAACTCATTGATTCTTTTCTACGCAACACGCCGAAACTTAAAGCTCTCAGAGAGAAAGTGGCTCGTATCTACGCTCAAAAAGGATGGCTACCGGGTCTTGACGGACGCAAGCTACTCGTTCGTGCAGAGCACTCGGCGCTCAACACGCTACTGCAAGGCGCTGGTGCAATCGTTATGAAACAGGCTGTTGTTATTTTGCACACTAAGTTACGCAAAGCCAAAATAGATTTCAAGATGGTTGCCAATGTCCACGATGAGTGGCAGATTGAAGTTGCAGAAACCCATGCTGAAGAAGTGGGTATAATGGGTCGGGAAGCAATTAAAGAAGCTGGTATAGTGCTAAATATGCGCTGTCCTTTGGACGGAGAACACAAGGTAGGTAACTCATGGAAAGAGACACACTAATGACCGAAGAAAAAGATGAAAACCTGTTAGGCATGGTAGCTGTGTCTGCGTACAAAGATGGAACTTACTCGTTAAGCTCATCATTTGATCTACAGGAAACATATGAGCTTTTGAAGGATGCAGTGTTGGATATAGAAGATGGGACACTGGAAGAAAGTCTTAATCCCTATACCCAAACACTACAGTAGTTGTGGTACAATGTTGTTTGCAGTATTCATAAACCGTAGTAGATAAGGAGTTTTAAAATGGAAATTAAACCAGTAAAAATCGAAGCAGAAATTCAATGGGCTTTCTTTGACCGTGTCAACGACATGAGTGGCAAGTTCCAATGTGACTTAGCTAACCTGTCTGACAAGGCTGTACAAGCACTCGAAGCCATTGGTCTTGAGCCACGCAAGCGTGAAGACAAGCCTGAGAAGGGCTGGTTCTTGACAGTGAAGTCAAACTATGCTATCCAGCCTTACGACAAAGAAGGTAATGAGATTAAGGACACCGTAGGCAACGGTTCTAAAGCCGTAGCATTGATTAAACCTTATAGCTGGACTTGGAAGAACAAGAACGGTGTCAGTGCATCTTTGGCTAAGATTGTCATTACTGATTTAATCAAGTATGACGCTAACGGTGATTCTAAGTCTAGCGATTTGGACGACGACATCCTGTGATAACTGCTCTCATTGATGCAGATAGTCTCTGCTATGCAGTCGGATTCTCAAGCAACGATGCTGAGGAAAAGATTGCAATAGCGAGACTTGAGCAAACAATGACTGAACTTTGTATGGACTTAGACTGTGAAGATTACAAGGGCTTCCTAACGGGCAAAGGCAACTTTCGTGAATCGATAGCAGTTACAGTTCCATACAAGGGTCAGAGAATATCTGAGAAGCCAGTACATTTACAGGCGCTTAGAGACCACTTAGTAAGTTCTTGGGGCTTTGAAGTAGTCAACGGCATTGAAGCAGACGACGCAGTCGGTATCGCTGCCTACGCTGTCGCTGAAGATGAATCTATTATGGTGCACATCGACAAGGATCTTAACCAGTTCCGAGGATGGCATTACAACTACCGCAAGAAAGAAAAGTATTACGTCTCTGAGTTTGAAGGTTTACATTCTTTTTACACTCAGATATTAACAGGCGATAGAATTGACAATATCGTCGGTTTAAAAGGAATTGGACCAGTTAAAGCTAAAAGGATATTAGAAGAATGTACAAACGAAAACGAACTATACGAAGCAGTCCTCAAAGCCTACGAGGGCGACCTGCAGCGAGTACAGGAGAACGCACAACTGCTGTGGCTACAAAGAAGTCCAAATCAGACTTGGACACCGCCAAGCTCATCCTAGTGGAGTGGCTAGACGCTTTAGCACAAGGTGAATGGCATGAGGGTAAGCGGGAAGATTTAAAGTGTAAGACAGTAGGTTTTGTAGTGTTTGAAGATGATGAACAGATTGAGTTAGCAGGAACCATCACTGCAGGAATGTGTAACAACAGTATCACTATTCCTAAGAAGATGCTAACAAAGGTAAAGGAAATTAAACTTGAAAACAAGCTCCGCAAAACAAAAAGGAAGACTACTTCAGCAGTGGACAGTAAAGCAGTTGTTAGCGAGGTATCCGCAGTTGACGGACAAGGATCTACGCAGTTGTCCAATGGGTTCCCACGGTGAAGATGTAGTGATGTCGCAGTTTGCTAAAGAGGAACTTCCAGCAACTTTTGAATGTAAGTCTCTAGCAAAGATTGCTGTTTATAACTATTATGAACAGTGCAAGAAGCACGGCGATGGCGAGCCGATTGTAATTATTAAACAGAACAACTGCGCTCCATTAGCTGTAATTGACGCAGAACTTTTATTTGACTTGATGGCACAATAGGAGAAACAACATGGTTGATTATGACTCAATGCGTTTACGGTTTGAGATTGAAGATTTTGATGGACTAACAACAAAAGAAATTACCGTTGAAGATGCCACACCGTGGACGGATGTTATGGTATTCGTTGCAGACTTCTTGTCTGCTCAGTATGGTTATTCTTTTAAAGATCGAATTGTATTTATCTCTAACTTTACTCCTTTGTGGAAGTTGTCCAAACATGAGCAATATATTACTTCTGCTGAATACGAGATGATTCTCAAACACCGTGAAGGCACTGACCTATTCAGCGAGTGGGATGATGAGGAGGAAGACGAATGAAGATTCTTCTTCTCGACATCGAAACAGCTCCGATGACTGCTTTGGTGTGGGGATTGTGGGATCAGAACATCTCACCTAACCACATCATTGATTCATCTAATATGCTGTGTTACGCTGCTAAGTGGCACGGAGATGATGACGTAGTATTTGATTCTGTTCATAAATCCAACCGTAAGAAGATGTTGAAAGGACTTCATGGACTTCTCTCCGATGCAGACGCTGTGGTTCACTATAATGGTAATAAGTTTGATATTCCTACTATTAATAAGGAATTCATCATCAATGATTTTAGTCCTCCTAGTCCCTATAAACAGATTGATCTACTTCGTGTTGTTCGTAGCAACTTTCGGTTTCCTAGTAACAAGCTGGACTTTGTAGCACAACGTCTTGGGCTTGGCAAGAAGCAAGAGCACGAAGGTATGGAACTCTGGACAAAGTGCATGAAAGGTGATAAGGACGCATGGAAGCGCATGGAGTCTTATAACATTCAAGACGTAGTATTGTTAGAGTCTTTGTATGATACACTTCGTCCGTGGATCAAGAATCATCCGAATCACAACATCTTTTCCGAAGGCGCTGTATGTCCTAACTGCTCGTCTACGCATTTACAAAAGCGTGGAACAGCGATGTCTGTTGCTGGTGTTTACCAACGCTATCAGTGTCGTGACTGTGGTACATGGAGTCAAGGAACTAAATCAACCCGTGGTCGTGTAGAAGTGAAAGGAATAGCATGACAAATCCAATAGCAATGCCAACACCTTTTGGCTATATTCGTGAAGAAACCTTAAATGACTTGATTCAAGGGTATAAAGCAGGAATGGAAGATTGTGGTGACACTTTAGCACGTCAAGTTGGTGGTACACACTACAAAAAAGGTGTACAGCCTTGGACAATAGCCCTTGATTGGGGACTTGACCCGTGGAGCCATAATGTGATAAAATACATCCTCCGTTTTCCTTATAAGAACGGAAAAGAAGATCTAAAGAAGATTCAGCATTATTTAGAGTTTTTGATAGAGAATTATGACGAAGTAAACAACAAGTATTACAAATAGAGAGAAACTATGCCTTTGCTACTCCACGAGATAAAAGAACGGTTAACCGCACTTGATGAAGTAACCTTGTTAGAATTGCTCAATATAAGCAGTGAAGACATAGTAGAAATGTTCTCAGATCGTATTGAGGACAATGCCGACAACCTTGAGAAAGAAGTGAAATAAAAATGACAGCATACACAATGACACCGTACAACACTTTTATTGCTAAGAGCCGATACAGCCGTTACTTAGATGATAAAGGTCGTCGTGAACACTGGGATGAGACAGTAGCACGGTACTTTGACTTTATGGAAAAGCACTTAGAAACTAAACAGAATTACACTCTTACAAAAGAGTTGCGTAACGAGCTACAAACAGCAGTAACAGCACTTGATGTCGTACCTTCAATGCGAGCTGTAATGACAGCAGGACCTGCGCTAGAGCGTCAGAACGTAGCTGCATTTAACTGTTCTTATTTACCAATCGACGATCCAAAAGCCTTTGACGAAGCAATGTACATCCTTCTCTGCGGCACTGGTGTCGGTTTCTCCGTGGAGCAACAATATGTCTCTAAATTACCCGAAGTCCCTTCTCAGTTGTTTGATAGTAAAACTACTGTTGTTGTTTCGGATTCTAAAGAAGGATGGGCTAAATCGCTTAGACAGCTCCTTGCTCTTTTGTATTCTGGTGAAATTCCAAGGTTCGACGTATCCCGAGTTAGACCCGCTGGAGCAAGACTTAAAACATTCGGTGGACGAGCTTCTGGACCCGGACCTTTGGAAGAACTTTATAAGTTTTGTGTCGCCAAGTTCAAAGGGGCAGTTGGTCGCCGTTTGTCATCGCTCGAATGCCATGATATTCTCTGCAAAATCGGGGAAGTTGTTGTTGTGGGCGGAGTCCGTCGATCCGCAATGATTAGCTTGTCTGACCTTTCAGACGACAAGATGGCACACGCTAAAGCAGGTAACTGGTGGGACGGTCAAGGACAACGAGCCTTAGCTAACAATTCAGCAACATACATAGAGACACCGTCTATCGGTCAATTCATGCGGGAATGGAGTTCGATTTATGAATCACACAGCGGAGAGCGTGGAATCTTCAACAGAGAAGCAAGCCAACATCAAGCAGCTAAGAATGGACGACGTGATGATTCTTATGCTTTTGGTACAAATCCTTGCAGTGAGATTATCTTACGCCCTTATCAATTTTGTAATCTGTCTTCTTGTATTATTCGCAGTACCGATACTATCGATGATATTAGCCGTAAGATTCGTTTTGCAACCATTCTTGGGACATTCCAAGCGTCGTTAACAGACTTCCCTTACTTGCGTAAGATTTGGCAAAAGAACACCGAAGAAGAAGCGTTATTAGGTGTGTCGATGACTGGTATCTGCGACAATACATTGCTCAACAACCCTGATGACGAGTCATTACCTGCTCGATTGGAGGCTCTCCGTGATCTTGCTGTTAATACTAACGCTGAATTCGCTGCTGCTATTGGTATTAATCAATCAGTGGCAGTTACCGCTGTCAAACCAGAGGGAACTGTGTCACAACTATGCTCTACAGCTAGTGGTATTCATCCTCAACATAGCAAGCATTATATTCGTCGTGTCCGGGCTGATAACAAAGACCCATTAACACAGTTTATGATCCAAGCTGGTTTCGTAGCAGAGCCTTGTGTTATGAAGCCTGAGTCAACAACAGTATTTAGCTTTCCTGTTGCTGTGGCTGATGGTGCTCTATTGCGTGAAGACTTGACAGCTATTGAGCATCTACGCTTGTGGTTGATCTTCCAGCGTCACTACTGTGAGCACAAGCCATCAGTAACGATCTCTGTACTTGAGAAAGAATGGATGGATGTCGGAGCATGGACGTTTAAGCACTTCGACGAGGTTACAGGTGTGTCGTTCCTACCGATGGATGGCGGAACTTACAAGCAAGCACCTTATGAGGAGTGTGACGAGGAGACTTACAACAAGTTAAAGTCGTTAGTTCCTGATACTGTTGATTGGGAGAACTTCAAAGAGTATGACGATAATGTCGAAGGCGCTCAAATGTTGAGCTGCACTGCTGGAGGTTGTAGTATCTAATTCCTTGTGTGTGGTAGTACTTTATAGCCTCCCTTCGGGGAGGTTTTTTTATTGCTTACGCTGTTCTTCTATCCAATCCTGTAAGGACAAGAGTTGTTGGGTTGTGATTGCACAATCAAGTACAAGGTTCTTGGTTTTTTCATCAGCTCCGGAGGTGGTGCTGGAGGAGGAGGACACTGTTGCGGAATTACTGTACTGCACCCCGTTATAAACAGACTCAAGACGAGCAATTTTAGCTTTGTATTCATTGGTTATTCCTTTGGTAACTAAATCCTGACGCTTAATGATTTGTTGGTTGACTTTGTCTTGTGCTATCGTAGCTGCCTCTATTTGGGCTTTAAACGCATCAAAACGCTTCTTCTCAGCAGAGTACCCGTTGTAGTACCCAAAACCAACTAACGCAACCACAACCCCTACAAAGCCTAGAATCTTGTATAGCGGATTTATAAGCCCAAACATTTCTTATGTTCCTCTTGTCGACGTTTAGTTAGTCCAGCTAGGGGTTTCCCCTTAAACTGATCCCATCGTAGTATTTGATTACAAGCACCGGCATAATCACCAGTATTCAGTTGTCTTACCAAAGTAGACCTACAGAAAGCAGTTCCGCCAATGTTGTAGGCTAGGCTAGTGTAAGCGTCATATTCGTGTTGATGTAGCGGCACGGTTACGCAGGATTTAATTGCTCCTTCAAAGCCTTGGACATCCCGTAGCGCCACATTGAGAGCTTTTTCTGGGTTCGTGCGGTCTCCCAACTTAACTCCAGATGTAGTTCCAAAGCCAATCGTAGGGACATCTCCAGCCACGGGAGTATAAGCATTTTCTCTGTATCCTTCGTGTAAAAGTAAAGCCACTAGAGCAGTGGCGGATAAGCTGATAGTAGCGATGTGTTTACGTTCAAACATTGCGTTGAGCCACCAGTCTAGACACAAAAGCAGCACCAACAAATACAAAAGACAATGCCGCAAACACACTGCGAGGAAACTGGTCAGCGAATAGCGGTAAAACAATCTCAACACCAGACAAGACTCCAGCCATAAGCATGAATCTAATAGACCATGCCTTGGTTAGAATCTCTTTCCAGTTATCGTATAGTTTCATTTACCTATCGTGCAGGACCGATGTCCCATTCTTCCAATACAGGAGCAGGAATAGGCTGTGGTGGGGCATTATTGAACTCCGCAGGAGCGCCTTGAACGGTAACACTAGCGCCTCCCGTTGCTGGACCAATATCCCAAGATTCCACAGGAGTTGGCTCAGGTGCTTGCATACTCTCCATATCACGTTGTACGTAACTTGCACCAAGCATCGCTGGTCTAGCGACTTCAGCACCGCCAAGCACACGACTAATCCGTTCAACTGTCTTAGCACTGTTTGGACTTGTAACGGCTTCTCTTAGGATACCTTTTGTCTCAGGAGACATTAAGAAATTTAAAGTGTTTTCATCGGTTAATCCGCCTTTGATACTGTTGTAAATCCTACCAACAAGTCCTGTTGTTTTTCCAGCACCGTATCCACCAGCTAAGTATCCAGCAGAAGACATTTCAGCTAATTCTGATGCTGTGAATCCACCACTTGCAGCTTCACCACCAAATTTCTGTTGGTATTTAAAGAAGTTTTCTGCGTCTTTCATACGATTAGAGAAATCATCAATACTTGTGTCAACCGCAAACGCAACTGCTTTACGCTCATTCTCTGGCAAAGTATTAAATTTATTTGACAGTAGTTTTAAATCTACACCAGTAGAACCATCAGGAAGAACAGTCCGTGCCGATTGTACAAAGTCATCATACATCACTTGGCGAACACGCTTTAAATCTTCCGGGGCAGTGTTTTGAAGAACAGCAGCCATTCTATCACGCTGATTATTACTTAGACTTTTTACAGTTTGTAAAAGTTCGTCAGTGTCAATAGCGTTAATTTGAGTATTTTTTAATTTTGCTGGAAGACCTTGAGCAATAAAGTTGTTATATGCGTCATACCCGTTTTTAACGTCTTTTCTAGCTTCGTCTAATAAGCGAGAAATTTCACGAATACGAGGAACAGTAGATTGTTGTCCAGTAGCTACTAAATCATCTTTAAGACCACCAAAAATAGAAGTAGCAATCTTTTCTTGAGAGCCTAATGACAAGTCTGTAATTAACGCCTCACCTTTTTTAGCTTGTGCTCCGAACTCGCTTAACGACGCTTGCATTTGTTCAACGGATATTTTCTTCCCGGCTAAGTCTGTTTTAAATCTATTTAAAAACTTTAAAGCTGCTGCGCTGTCGTCTGTTTTTCCTTTTGAAAAAGAATCAATTAGACTGTCAATTTGTTTAACTGTGTTATCTGTAAACAGAATATCGTTATTGCCGCCCATCTTCTTAGCCGCTTCAAATTTACCGCTAGGAAGTACCTTAATATTTTCTTTTAACTGAGCAAGACGACCTTCGACAGCTTGATAAATACCTTTACCTGTTTCTTCTACAGGGTAGCCGGGTTTAACTGCAGCTCGTGCTCCTTTGGTTGCTTCTTTTGTAGCTTGTTTTTCAAGAACATTAAACAAGTCAGCATACGACGGATTTTGACGTAGACGATTGACAACACCAGCAATTAACGGGTCGGTACTGTCTTGACCACGAATCATGAATTTTCGTAGTTTATTCTCACCGTCTGGTCCTAATTGATCTAACATCTTACGGACACCACGATTCTCTTGCCAATTCTTAACACCACTTGCTACTGCTTTAGATACCATGTAGGCTGCAGTTGTTAATTGAATAACAGGAGTGCCTTCAAATAATGTTTCGTCAGCAGCTCTTGTAGTACCTCCTAAAAGCATTTGTTTTGGTCCACCAATGGCAGACATACCTGCGCCTTCTCCTAAACCAAAAGCAGGTGCTGATTCTGAAGAACTAGCCTCAACACCCGGAAGTATCTTAGGAGTCAATAGATAGTCTGGTCTTGGTGTTAACTTACCGGGTAAGTCCGGCAACAGTTTGTCTAACGCAGCGCCGCCTTGTGCAGCTAAATCAATTAAACTGGTTACACCTTTTGGAACACCAACTAAAAAACCAATTCCTGCTACTTTAGCTTTTCCAAATAAACCATCCATAGACATAGCTTCAATAGAGATTTTACGCTCTAAAACTTTAATCTCATTTCTTACTGTCTCGGCTTGTTTCTTTAAGGCTGCGTCTGTTGTTTGCTCTAACTGTGCTAGGCGAGCCTGTTTTGCAGTAAGCTCTTTCGACAGTGCTAAAACTGCTTCTTCAGATGTTTTGTAACGTGCCATTATTTTGTACCTGTTCTAGTTGCAACGTAAACCTCATAAGAAACAGCCTTATCTTTATGCCTAGCTTTATACTTCTGATAATCAGCAGAATAATCTCGACCTTGTGGAGTAGTTGTCGGAGTAGTTGGCGGTGTTCTTGGCGCTGCGGCGGCTGGAGCTACTGGTAATCCACCACCTCTAAGTGACGACACAAACACATTGTTAGAATCAATCTGCGAGTTCTTATATTCTTTTAAATCACTTAACGCCTGTGAAACAGCGACGTTGCTGGTCCAATCCGTTCTATCAAATATTTGACTCATTGCACGATTTGCGTCACCTTCTGTCTGTGTTCCTTTTGCTGCTAACAAGATATTGTTTCGCTCATTCTCTAAAAACTTTTTAAGGCTTACTTGTTTTAAAGTGTTTTCATCTTGTTTTCCAGTGCCACGTTGAACCCACCCAGCGATGTTTTTACCTAAATTAAACTCAATCTTGTTCTCATCAACTTCTGAAATATATTTATCAAGAGTAGTGTTTGTACGATTTAAAGTATTGTTTATTCTTTCAGCTGTAGCTATTTCTTTTACTGTGCCAGCTGGTAGGTCTTTGTCAGCAACTTTTTCCGCTTTACTAACAGCAGCGGCAGTAATTTTAGCTCGTCGATCTTGGGATTGTGTTAATACTTGTAAAATCTTATCAGGTGATCCGTACCTAGTCACAACACTAATAATCTGTTGTTCTGTTGCGTTTGGACCAAGCGCCGACAATTCTGCTCTTAGTTTTTCTTCTTGAGCTGCTGATAACTCCGCTTTAGCGGCAACCCCTTCTGCTTTTTGAATATCGGCTGTAGTCTTCTGACGACCAAGACTAGATGTTTCCATCTCATCAGCACGTTTTCCAGCCATTATTGCTTCGTTAGGAGCGATAGGCTGCAAAGAACGAGCAAAATCACGCATCCCTGCAGCGGTTGTTAAATCAAATTGACCTGCTATTTGCTGAATCTGAGATACTTTTTGTAATTCAGGGTCTCCACCGCCCATTAAATTACTGGCTGCACGACCTAACTGTTGACCACCCATGAAAGCACCGTACTGCGATTGCTCTCCTGCCGACAAGTTAGCAAACTTAAACGCATTGTTTGTGTCTGTTGCCTGTCTTTGTCTCATCAACTGTGCTGGATCAACACCGAATAAACCGCCTACAATATTCTCTGCCATGATTATTCCTTATTAATATAACGGACCAACAAACTCAGGGTTTGCTTGATTGCTTTGTCGAGTAATGTAGTTATTAAACCAGCTTCCTAGTTGAGTAGAACCACCACCTGAAGATCCGACTTGCTGACCTAAACCCATCAAAGTAGCACCAAACGGGCTATACTGATTTGCTTGTTGTTGAGTTAGAGCAGCGCCTCTGCCACCAGTCAACAATGATTGACCAACATTAGCACCTGCGCTAGACTGTCGACCAGCTAAAGCAGAGCTAATATCGAGTGCGCCCTGACCAAGACTTTCGACAGACGAAGCTAGACCAAGCTGTGTTTGTAACGGACCATACGCACCTGACTGTAGTTGTGGTATTTGACTTAGCAGACCAGTTCCACTTTGATACAATCCTTGAGAAAGTCCTAAGTCTTGTGCAAATCTTTGCCGTGCAAGGTCTTCTCCAGCCACTTGAGTTTGATAGCCTTCAGTACCGTATCCAAGGCTGAGAGCTGTATTCTGTAACATATTCTGACGAGCAATAGCTTCTGCTTGTTGTTCGGAAGTAAGAGCTTGACCTTGTAGACCAGTACTTGCTTCTACGTCTTGGAATAGACGCTGACGAGCTACATCAGTAGACTGAGCAGCTAAACCTAGACGCTGTTGTGCTAAAGAGTTGTAGTAAGCAGCAAGTTCTGGATTAGCGGCTTGCATATTACCGTCACCACCTACAGCTAAACCACCACGACCAGATTGTGCTAACTGGTTACGAATAGCTGCTAGTTGTTGATTACGACCAGCTTCTAGGACAGCTTCTTGCTCTGTCATGTATGTCTGAGCAGCTTGACGAGTATCAAAGGTCTTAGGAGCTAACTGCAATGCTGTTTGACGAAGATTCTCAGCATAGGCTTGAGCAGCAGGAGAAGCCCCTGTCTGGAATGTAGACGGCATTAACGAAGAAGACACACCGCTATAACGCTGTGCCAGTGCCTGAGCTTCTGGAGAGATGTTTCTTTGTGCGCTAGTAGGCATTAACTGACCAGCAAGATTAAACATTCCTCCTGCTGTACCAAAGAGTCCTTGAGTAGCTGCAGCCATCTGCTCTGGAGTCTGTGCTCCAGCTTGGGTTATAAGCCTGTCTCTGATTGCTTGTAGTTGCGGATTTAGCGTATATCCAGCACCTGTAAGCGTATTACCATCCATTGTAAAGTTAGACTGACCAAACCCAGTAGTAACTCCTACAGGTCTAAAGGTCGCAGCTTGTGCAGCTTGGTCGGCAGCGTATCTTTGTGCGTCTGCTGATGTGCTTGCGGCTGATTTATTTGCCTGTCCTGATAAATAACTGCCTCCTAAACCGAGTGCAGCCCCTCCTAGAATAGCTGCGCCTGTACTAATAGCCATTATCTTAACTCCTTGCTAAATGTTCGTTCCATAGGTTTAAAACCTGCTCTTGCGTATACTTTTTCCATTGCGTTTGCTCTTTCATCCTCTAGTGCAATCATAAACAGCACTGAAGCTCCTTTATTTTTAGACCACTGTTCTAGTTCTTTAAACATTAGATTACCAGCACCGCTTCCTCTTGCAGTTGGTGTTAACCACCACCACAACTCCTGTGCCACAAGTGCATTAGGATTAAAATACATAGGATATAAAACAGCGGCAGTAACACCGACAATTTCATTATCTATCTCAGCTACAAGCAGTAACACACTTTCATTTGTAACAGAAGTGTTTAAAAACTGTAAACACCCTGCCGGACTAAACTCGACAACACCGTCCATAGGAGATGCTTTGTGAAAGTCTTTTAACAACTCGTTATAAGCCGTTAAATCACCTTCAACTGCTGGTCGAATAGTTATATTCCCCATGACTATTATAGAGAACCAATAATCAAAGCAAACAGTTCTTCGTAGCGAACACCTAAACGAACATCTCCGTTAGGTAAAGTATCTGAACAGAACACACCGTATTTATTAGCATCTAACCCTTGTGCTTCAAAGGCAGCTTTAACGTCTTGAGCAATAGTACCAAAGTGAACACGAGCAGCAGATCCTTTAGCTGTGACAGCGTCATTAAACTTAAAGGTCTTCATCATTCCTTTAAGAGCTTGACCAACTGCTTTCTCTGCTGTTGTTAAGTCTGCAATCTGTTGCTTATCGTTTTGGTCAGAAGTATTAATAGTTCCTGTGGTAGCGTATACAGTAGTCCAGCGTAGTCCAGCAGACCCTAGTGTTAAAGTATTATCAGGAAGAGGTACTAACTGAGCAGCAGACACAGCTAAAATATTGGTTCCAGTTTGCGCCCACGTAAACGTAGTTCCGTTATTAGACATTGAAGTGGTAGTGTTTGCTAACTGTACTGACGAGCCAGCAAAAGCTGAGTAAGCGCCCGATCCTGAAGTGCCAACCACTACAGTTCCTGTTGTAGTTATACCTGTTGAAGCTATAGTTCCAACAGTAATTGATGGACTACCTGTTAATCCACCTGCGTTTGTAGCAAAAGAAGTGCTACCAGAAGAACCAGTGACATTGATACCCCAAGTACCTGAAGCACCTGTACCTGTTACAGAAGGAGCACCGATAGTATTATAGGAAATAGTCTTAGCAATACTGCCGTTAAATGTAGCACCAGAAGCATCTCCTGAACCACTGTTGTTCATTGTCAATGCTGCAGATGTAGATGCAGACACAGTAGACCAAGCAAAGGCAGAACCTGTCCAGCCTAAGTAAGTACCTGCTACAGTAGGGGCAACAGCAAAGCCTGTCGTATCGGTTGCTGTTTGATAGACAACACGATTAGCAGCACCACCAGCAATATTAGTAGCGTTACCAGCCGCTGCAGTAACGAACGCTGTAGTGGCTATCTGTGTTGTGTTTGTACCCGGAGCTGCTGTAGGAGCTAAAGGAGTACCTGTTAATGTAGGACTGTTAGAATCTGCTTTACTAGACACAGCACTAGCAACAGCATTATATTCATTGTCAATCTCAGTGCCTTTGATGATCTTTGCTGGATCACTTGTACCTAAAGAATCTTTAACTGCAAAGTTAGTTGCTTTTACATAATTAGCCACGATTTATTCCTTGTTTAACCTAGTTTACCTGTTGCCACAAATATATCAATCTTTTGGATTGAGAGTGGGTTTCCATTAATATCTGCTTCAAAACCAATCTGAATTACTTTACCAGCACCGCTAGTGTGTATTCTTGTATTTACTAAGTCGATACCATCACTGTACTTGCCTTCATTGTATTTATCAATGTTATAAAAGCTAGATGCCTGTACTGGTAATAAGAGTGTTCCTGAGCGATACAATTCAGAGTAATCAAAAGCCCACTTAACTGAGAGATTCTGTCCTGAACCACCAATCGCTGTTAAAGATACTTTCTTTAAGAACTTCAGATTAGTAGGAGCACCTAAATCAAAGTAGTTTGTATAATAGATCATACGATATGTAGCCGTATCATCTAAATGTCCAGAGTATTCTCCGACATACCCTGCTTTACCTATTAACAGTCTACGGTCTTTAGTAAAGAAGAACGACTTAGGCTGCAGTCCATTCCAAGTAGTAACACGAGCTACACCGCCTTCTAAGGCAGCACGAGTATCAAAACAATAGATAGTGTTACTAGCAGGTAACGATAATAGATAGATCGCATCTTTAGGAGAGTATACCGACTTAATTAATGAAGCATCTTCACCTGCTGCTGCTTGAGCTAACTCATCACGAACATTCTTACTAATGTCGTTTAAAGGCATACTCTTTTCTTGTACTGTACGAGCTAACGAGCGAACACCTGTAATCGACAAGAAGAACACATCGTTATTAACAGCTTGGATAGAATCACGAGCTAAACAGCCAATGTTATTAATACCTTCTGTTAAAGACATTGTCGTAGGATCAATAGCACCACCATACACTAGGATCTGTCTACGACCAAAGATAACTAAGTTACCGTTAAAAGCAGCTAAACCTGTAATCTCATCAGAGCCGTTAGTCCATACATTATGTAAGTCTAAAGTTCCTGAAGTACCACCTGTATATCTGTAACCACTCTTAATGTCAGACCACTGTAAAGTGTGCTTGTCTGTGGTTGTGTTAGCTACCCAGATACGACCATAAGCTGAGATACTAATGTCTGCACTAGCTACTGTGCCTGTATAAAACGCATTTTCTGAGATCCGCTTGTAAGTAGTAGAGCTGACTGATGGATCAAAGTAAAGAGGAGTATGATTGGACTGAAACAAGAACAATGCACCGTTAAGTACAGACATAGTCCAGTTTGATGCTGTGATGGTAGGAGCTGTTCCGCCGCCACCATAAGTAAGTTCTGTTACTGTCGTGCCTACTAGTTTAAAGAGCTTATTGTTTGCAGCAAAAACAATCGTAGTTCCACCACCATTGTCAACCACTTCTCCAATAGCGTTAATGTTATTAGTTCCTACCGTGCTATTTACAGCACTAGCTTTAGTCCAGCCTTTGCGAGCACCAATACGACCATATTTATCAATAACACAATTCTCAGCACGAAGGGCAAATCCTGAAGCAAGAGTAACACCAGAGTCTTGACTGTTTAATCCAAAGAAACCCGGTGCAGCAATAGAGGAAGCCTTTAATTCCTTCATATACTGACCCACTCGCTTTCTTCAATGTAGCGTCCTGATTCAAGCGCAATAGCGTCTGCTAGGCTCTGTAAATACAAAGCATAGGCTTCGTTACCTGTAATCCCTTGATCTTCACCACGTTCTGCGATAGCCCTTGCATAAGCACCGTAAATAACAGGCTCGTGTGGGACATACAACACATCCGAGTTTGCAGCTAACTCAGCTTGTGGCAGAATGACGTTAAAACGAAGATTGTAAGTTCCGTTTGGAATAGGATACACATCGGCAATCGTATCTCCATTTACGTCTGTACCATTAAAGTTATAGTACTGTGGAGCACCTTTGGGTGGATTAGCGTTTAAATAATGGTCATTCATCCACCGTGTGGTTTGATTAACCATGATGATGTTAGAAGTATCGTTAATTACATCGATAACACGAAAGCGTTGACCTGAATCCACTAATACATAACTTAACAAATCAGGAATAGTAGTGGCAGACAATGTCTCTGACAATGAATTCCAATTATAAGAATCTTCTACCTGTCTTTTAGAGTCGTTAACATAGGTCGCAATTAGGCGAACATAGTCACTGTCGTTAATAGACGACGCTTCCGGCTCACGCAATCTGCGGAGCACAGAGTTTACTAGTTGTAAATAAGTGTAAGCTGCCATATTAGTCCTTAGTCTATCATACTTTTACAAAAAAAGCAAGTTATTTTTCAACAATCCCACTTTTTTAATGTCAATGCTTTGCGAGTAGGTCTGCCCTTTTCGTCTTTCATTGGACCAGCAACACCACCCATCCTAGCGCAGAAGCTCTTACGCCGTGCAGCCGCTTTAGGCGACTTTGCAGCCTCTTTAGCAGACACAGGCGGCTTTAGCTTAGAGCCTGTGGTCTTGTTATAATAGTCTCGACCTTTCTGATTGAGACCACCTTCAGGGTTCTGGTAGGCTTTCTTAGGCATTATTTCTTCTTAGCTGTTTTAGCAGCGTCTTTAAAGTCTTTAGCAGAAGGAGCACCTTTAGATCCTACCTTCCGCATCTTCTCGCCAGATCCTTCAGCGATACGTTTCTTCTTTGCAGCAATATTAGAATAGAGACCTTGTTTCATTTTGTCTTCCTTTTCTTAGCTTTACCTGCTGTTTGCAGTGCAATAGCCACAGCTTGCTTCTGAGGCTTGCCCTCTTTAACCATTTTAGAGATGTTCTTACTGATAGTCTTATCAGACTTTCCTTTAGCTAGTGGCATCTTAATAACCCCGCATTGTGCTCATCTTCTTAGCTGGTTTAGCTTTAGGAGTTGTCATCTTTGCGCCTGTTTTCTGAGCATACGACTTAGCTTCTTTCTTACCCTTAGCTGTGTAAGGGAACTTCTTGTCTTTTACCATTGGCATATTATGCTTTCCTCTCAAGGTTAAATGTACAAATTACTGAAAAACTAGATGTTGCTTCAGTGGTGATTCTTACTTCGTCATTCTCGTCCATTACTACTTTAGCTTCACCATTAAACTTAAAGTATTCTTTAGCTGGTGATGGGTACTCATTTAAGATAGCTACGTTTATGTTCTCAGTGTCATCATGCCACTGTACTGTAATGTCTTTAGCACTAGCTGTTGTGTTATGAAAGTACAGTAACACCCACTCTGCTGTATAGCCTACAGGAACTCTGTAGATCATTGTCTCTACACCTGCAGTTAGGTTCTTACCTACTGAGATTGATCTTTTCATAAGTGTTTAATAATCCATTCTTTAGCCAGTGTGATGAATATCACCACTCCTGAAGCTAGAAACGCAATACCGCCTAAGAAGCCTTTATACCGAGTCATCTCATCTTTGATCTCGTGCATCAGTCTTAGCATCTCTTTGTGGTTGGCTTCTAAAGTCTCCACTTTAGTCTCAATGATGGCAATACGCTCTAACTGATCCAGCATTATTCACTCCATTGCTCTGTAGGGATCTCAGGGAAAGTAGCTTGTACTGGTGGATTTAAAGCAATAGCACGAACCGCAGTACGGTAGTCTACGAATTCTTGCTTGTTTAGCAAAGGAACATCGGCTACTTGAGTCCAGTCGGTAGCAGCTAACTTGCCTTCTGCTGTAGCTTTGTTAGCAGCTTTGCACTCTGCATCTTTAGCATCTTTAGCTTCTTGACTCATATCTACGCAGATAAATTTAGTAAACCATTGACCGTCTATTTGCTCTACCCCGTCTTGTGCTACAACTTGATAGAAAGTAGGACTTGGCTGTGCGCCATTAAGAACAGGATCAGCGCCAAACTCGTTTAAGATTTCTACAGAGATTTGTGGCGGAAAAGATGTATTAGAATTTATGCTTCTAAACTCTGACTCATACATTGTTTGACCAGTTGAACGAATACGAATTAACATGATTTTTCCTTTAAGCTATTGCTAAGAATATGTAAGTTGCAGCATTAGTGTTTAGTGCTTCTGTAGTTTCATTAATAATAAATCCGCTATTAGCTGGGTCTACAGCATCTTCTCCAGTTACTTCAACAGCAGTAGAGTTAAGTTGCAAGAACGGATCATTTCCGCTTACTATTCCTCTAGCGGTATCAAATACACACCAATCTCCAGTAGAGTCTGTACGCTTTATAAGAACAAATCTAGCACCAGCAGTAAAGCCACAATTAATTGTTTGGCTTGATCCGTTTCCTGTGTAAGAGCCAACTTTAGATACTCCAGCAACTGTCGCAAATAAATACATTACATAGTTCCAACCACTTGCATTTATATCCGCAGCGTCACTATTTAACCAAAACTGCGTATTTGTTGCACTTGGTAAATCTGCGCCTGGACCAGTAGCTCCTGCTGCTGTAGAGTTCAGATTTAGCTGAGTAGCAGCAGAGTTGGCTATTTGTAATGCTCGACTACTAACAACCCAGTTTCCTGATCCGTTTCTACGCTTAATTATTACTAACTCTGGAATAACAGTTAAGTTGTGATTAAAATAGCCACCACTTCCTGATCCTACATAACAAATTTGCTCAAAGAATCCTGGTGCTCTGCGGAAGTTCCACAATATAGCGTTTGTATTAGTTAACCATCCATTGTCAATAAGACCAATATTGTTATCAAAACCAAGTCCAGCACCGCCTCCTGTTGATTCTGCTGCTGTTGTAGTCGTAGTTAAAAAATTATATGAAGTTGTTGTTCCACCCCGTAATCTATCCATTACTGGTGTACTACCAAAACCACCGTTTCTTATAGTATTAATACATAAATCAACAGGAAACCCTGTAGTTACTGTTTGGGGGCTTGTTGAACTTGTTTCTGTGTTAGGACTAAACACACTAGTACCAGTAGTAGGCACTTTCATTGGTCTACGGATTGCCATGTAGATGTAGGTTTGACCTGAGCCAAATCCAGCATTAATTACAAATCCAGTAGCAGTAGGATGTCCATATCCAGCAGTAGTTTCTGCTGCACTTGTATTAGCTTCTAAATACGCATCAACTGAACCGTTTGGAAAGCCACGCATTGTATCTAATATTATCCAGCCACTTGTTGAGTCAGCCCTTTTAAACATAACATATTGTGGCTCATACCCAAGAGTAATTGTTTCCACTCCTGTTGACCCAGTAACAAAGCTACCACAACTGATTACATTATCTGTTCCTGCTGTACCAAATCCACCGGCGTTATGGGCGAATAGGTAGGCTACATAGGTAACGCCTGAGTTATTAGTAGCATAAGAACTATATGTTGGGTTTGATATTGTTGTTGCGTAGAATGTAGTGCTTGTCATATCCGTGTTATACGGATTAAATATGTTTTGAGCAGCAGCAGTTGTATTTAATTTAATTGTGCTACTTCCTAATGCAACATGACGAACATTCCAATCTGATGATGCACTGGTAGCTTTAATAATAACCATGCCAGGTTGTGAGCCTAGGTTATGAGGCACATTTCTATCAGTAGTACCATCACCAGTATAAGTAACTACATCAAAAAACTTAGGCTGTTCACGGAATGTCCAAGAACAGTAACTTCCACCTGATGCTCCTGCGCCATAATTTGCTCCAACATTAAAGCCATTTGAGTTAAATTGTTGCAATGTATCTGTATTACCAGTTGATTGTCCGCTTGTTTGATTTGTAGCTAGTAAATTACCTGTTCCACGCAATGTATCAAACACTTGTGAATCAGAGGTAAGTTCTCTGCGTTTAAGCCAAACCATTCCACCTTTACCAGACAGGTCTATACCATTATTAATGGTCTGTGTTGCGCCTGTACCTGTGTATAGGTAGGTAGAGAACACATCCTCAGGATAAATGGCTGGCGGTGCTGAAACAGAACCAGCTAGTGCTTTTTTATTAAGCATCGCCAACCCTCGCACCGTATACTTGTCCAGCTACTTCCCACAGTACGATTACTGTATAGCCTGTAGTGTTTAATGTAGGTGCTGCACCAGCATTAGTTTTCCAAACTACTCCGCTACCGCCAAATGTAGAGTCAGTCCAAGTCAGAGTGTAAGCAGATCCGTCATCAATCATCAGCGTTACAGCTTCACCATTAGCAAAGTTAGTGGCTTTAGGTGTACGGCTTGCGCCTAGGGTAATTAACTGAATAGAGCCGTTGCTTGGATCAATCTCAAACGCTGCGCCATCAGTAATCGTAAAGATGTCCTCTAGGATTGTTCCGACAATAGCGGGATCAGTTAGAGTCTTATTGGTAAGTGTTTGAGTATCAGTAGTACCAACAATAGTTCCTGATGGAGCAGTAAGAGATGTTCCCCAAGCAGATCCAGTAGATACAGCGATACCAGAACCAGCATAAGTCATTGGAGCTGAGTTAGTTACTGTAAAGTTAGGGTATGTTCCTGATGTGCTAATACCTGTACCAGCAGTAATTGCTACTGTTTGATCTGGAGCACTGTTGGTAACTGTGAAGTTAGGATATGTACCGCTTGTAGAGATTCCAGTACCTGCTGTTAGAACAACAGTTTGATCTGGAGCAGTGTTAGTGATTGTTAATGAACCACTATTTGTAATAGGACTACCTGTAATAGAGATACCAGTACCTGCAATACCACCTACAGAAGTAACTGTACCTGTATTAGATGTATATCCGTTCGGATTTGTAGCATTATAAGGAGTGTATGTTAACGCTGTAGTAACATCGCTTGATGATAATGTTACAGCACCTTCACGTCCGTTAAACGAAGTAACAGCACCTGAAGAACTAAATGCAGCTGCATCCCACGCTGTACCGTTCCAGACAAAGAGCTGAGGAGTTCCTGATGTTCTGTAATACAGAGCACCTACAAGCAGAGCATTACCGTCGTTATCTACTGTTGGAGCAGAAGATTTAGAACCTAAGTAACGGTCATCAAAAGCATCGTAAGAAGCAGCAGCACTGGTGGCTGAAGAAGCTGCAGCAGTGGCTGAGTTACTTGCGTTAGTAGCTGATGTAGATGCTGCAGAAGCACTGTTCGATGCGTTAGTTGCTGAGGTAGCAGCGTTAGTGGCTGAAGTAGACGCTGCAGATGCTGAAGTAGATGCAGCAGATGCTGACGATGCAGCATTGGTTGCTGATGTAGCTGCAGCAGCCTGAGCTGTCTCTGCGTTAGTTTCAGCAGTCTCTGCATTAGTCTCTGCTGTCTCAGCAGCATTTTTAGCAGCTACAGCGTCTGCCAATGAAGTACCAATAGAAGCTAAAGAACCTGCAGCAGCGGTGGCTGAGGTGGCTGCATTAGCAGCTTGTGAAGTTGCAACAGAAGCTGCAGATTGGGCAGTAGCGGCAGCGGCTACAGCAGTATCTTTTGCTTCAACGGTGATTGCTGCTTCGCTTGATGCGTCTCTTGTAGCGTCTGTTGACCCGCCCGGACCCCGGTATATTCCCATGTTTTGCTCTCCTTGACTTGTTTTAATGCACTCTTTGAATACACTAAAACAAACTCCCTAGCCGTAGCTAAGGAGCTTGAGTTGTTACTATTTAGGCGTTTACAGCCAATACGAAGCCAGCTTCTGGACGTACAACTTTTGTGCCGAACAATGTGTCAGCAGTGTAAAGTGTAGACAAGTAATCTTGCTTGTACTGAGTCTGTGAACGAACACCTAACTGCTCTGCCAATACCATTGTGTCGGTATGGAACAAGAGTGCAGCTTTAACGCCATCACCAGCAGTGTTGTCGCCAGCAGTCTCGATTACAGGCATATTGCTTGACACATAAATGTCGATGCCATAGAGTTTGCCGATTTGACCATTGTTTACGCCACGACCATCAACGAAGTCAGAGCTGTTATAACGATCAATACCCATGATTGCGTTACGCAGTGAAGGAGGAATCGCAAACTTACGACCATCCATTGGTACATCAGCGTCGTCCATTAACTGGATCAGCTTACGGAAACCAGCGTCAGTAAACAAGTCAGATGTGGTTACAGTGTCGAGAGCGTAAGCTGTCAAACCTGTGGTAGCGTCGATGAAGTACGCATTGCTGTGTACCCAATCAGATGCGTCGCCGTCGCCGAAAGACTTACCCAAAGAAATCAGGTCGTCGTCCACTTGTTTAGCCAAAGCGTAACCAGCGTCTTCTGTGTAGAACGAACGCAGCGATGCCAAAGCCTGAACTTCGGTGATGTCCTCGATGAAACGTGAGTACTCAAAATGACGGTTAATCAGAACTTGTACTTCGCTCTCAACGTCTGCCTGAATCGTTACTGCGGTGTTTGCAGCCTTGAGGGTTGCAGTACCACGAGTTGGCTTAGGAATGTGCAATGTATCGCCTTTTTTGCCTTTGAAAGACATTTTGCGAACAAGGTTTGCCAATACTAGATTTTTCTTGTACGCAGCGATGACCTCATCACTCCAAATTTCTGGAATGAATGTTGCTGCATTAGTTGTGTTTACGATAGATGAACTACCGCCGGGGTATGCTACTTTTGCCATGATGTATTTCCTTTAATTAGAAAGTCTAAAATTACTTGACCCTCCCTGTTGCATATGCGTCCATGATTTCATCGGACAGTTGCATATATCGATCAGGGTCAGTCATTCTCAGTTTAATAAGGTCTGCTCTACGATATACTTTTCTACTGGTTTCACCAGCACCACCAACATCGACTGTAGCTGCCTTCATTGCTTGTTCTTGTGCTCTGCTTTCCACATTAGCTGATTGTTGCGCTTGGTTCTGCTGTTTGATTTGTTTAAGCTCTTTGTAGGTGCTTAACAATTCATCAGCGGATTCAAAGTCAAATTCAGCGTCTGCTCTAGCAAACAAGTTTAAGCGAATAGCTGAAGATTTAACCCAATCTTGAAATCCGCTATCGGATGCGATAGTGGCAAAGTCTGGGTGCTTAGAGGACAACTGTTGGGCTGTCTTCATGCGCTTCATTTCTAACGCTGCTTGTCTTGCTTCAAGAACTGCAGGATGCTTCTCTACTTGTCTGTTGACCGCACTAGCCGGGTCTGCAAAAAAGTCGTCTTCGAGCGATTCTTCAAGCGGCTTCGCTTCCTTAGCCTTAGAGTCGAGTTGTTGTCTTAACAGTTGGTCTGCAAGTGATCGTACTTCATGAACCTCATTTGCTTGTCGTCCAATTAGCTTTTCAGCCTCTTGGTGCATCTTCGCAATCTCAATAGCAGACTTACCACGATACTTCTCTGGTAATTCTTCTACGGGTTCATTGACTGCAACCACTTCAGTAGTATCTGCCGATGTAGAATCAGGTACTGGGGTTGTAACGTCTTGTACTTCTTCTTGCTCACTGCCGTTAAACAGTTCTTCTTCTTGAATAAAGTTTGCTGCCATTTAAAGTCTCCTGTCACCGAATCAAGTGATTTTAGGATTTGTAATCTAAGGCTCTTTCGAGGTGTCTTAGGCGTTTTTCTTTGCTTCTTGCTTCTGCTTTTCTTCGTGCCTTTTCGCCC